GGGAGAAAGAATAATGGGAAAAAGAAGTAGTGGTGCGTTTACTCAAATGCTACGCCGACAAGGTATGGCAGATGCACAAACAGCACAACAAAGAGTTGCTGAGATTGCTGATCAACAGTCTCAAGCAGCTAGCCTAAGTCTCCCTACGGAGCAGCTTAGAGAGGCGGTACCGCAAACAATGCCTATAGAGCCGTCTACTCCTGTGGGCGAATTAGATCCTCGCTTTGCAGATTATCAAGGACCACGACCTGAAAATCTTCAACGAGCAGATCTTACACCGCTTACTGAGATGCAACCCTCTCAAGAATCAATAGAAGAAGTTCAGCGCCAATCAATTCCTAAGTTAGGACCAGTTGGCATTGAGCCTGAAACAAGAGGTATGCTATCACCAGAAGAATCTGGGGCTGCACTTGTAGAACAGCTTGAAGATGAAGGTGTTGTTCGTCCAGGAACATTTAATGAAGAAACTGCTGCTCAATTTGGTAGGTTTGTTGATGAACGGCTTATTAAAGATTATGCCGAAGGTGATTCTAAAGCAGAAGACAGTGGCAGACTTCTTCTTTCAAATGCTCTTGAAGCAGGTGCTAGGAGTTTTCAAGTTAGTGCAGGTAATATGAACTTATTTGGTCAACAAATTGAGTTAGATACAATACCTAAGTCAGAAGATTCTATTACTGATCCGCATGGTTTTCTTAAACGATATGCAGGTGATTTCAGTTATGCAATTAAGGGCGAAGATAAACTTAATATGCTAGAAGAACCTGCTAATCCTAATTCAGAAATAAGACCTGAAATGGGAAGAGCAGCTATACTAGCTACTATACTTGAAGTTGGTAATAGGTTAGATGCACAAGCAAAAGAAACAGACAAAGAGGAAACTCAAAGACGTTTTGATGGGGCATTAGATCGTATTAATATTGGTAAAGCAATTGGTCAACGTATTGAAAGACTGCTTTATCCTACTAATACTGATAATCCAGCAGCAGAATTTACAGGTGAGACTTCTGAATTTGGTTATAATTATAGGCTAACTCCTGAAGAACAATCTGTATTAGGGCAGTCTGTAATTCAAGGCTTTGCTCATAGTCCTGCTTTTGATTGGCTTATTCCATACACTATTAAAGATATTGATGGTAAAACAAAGTCTACCTTTAGAACTACTCGTGAAGGTGAAACAAAGCTTAATCAAATTAGACGTCAAGCTAGGCTTGCGCTTGGGTTTAAAGACCATGATAGACCTGTTTCTCTTGTACAGACTTCGCAAGGCAGACTCCGTGGTGAGGGTGCTTATACTCAAAAAGAATTAACTGCAGCAGTTGCGCCTAATAAAGTAACCGATAATGCTAAGGCTGCAATTAAAGCTTTAGGTAGTGTAGCACATACCGCTAGCCCACACAAAGTATTACTTGCAAGGGGCATGTTTAATCGCGCTGTTGTTGACGGTAACAGTGTGTTTGGTAAGTTCGCTAAACAAAGTGCTAATTATACTGATAAGAAGTATAAAGAAATATTGCGAAATTACGAAGCACAAGCTAAACAAGACAGAAACTTTACTCCAGAATCTACTGGTTATCAAACTTTTGAAGAAGCTGCTATGGCAGAAGCTGTAAGGATTACTGAAGATCATATGAGAATCCGTAATCAAACAGTTGAAGACGCTATTGCACGTATGGGTGTGTCTTTCTTTTACGGTTATACCGCAATTAATAACTCTGAAAGACTTATGATTACACAAACAGAGCTTAACTATCAAGCAGATAAGGTAGCTCGATTTGTAGTTGATGGTGCATTGCCTGTTAGCTTTAAAAAAGGTGGTGATAGTAAAGCAGAAAAAGGTTTCTTTCAAATTTTAGCTAGATCGTTAGTTGAAGGGGCAGATCGTATGCCGCCTAATATGCAGCTAGACGCTTTGTTAAACGAACTGCCTAAGTTTAAACGATATGGAGCAGAAGTGCTTGCTTATACTAGGCAGAATGAAGGTCGTTTAGAAACTGCTAAAGAAACTAATCTTCAAGACTTACCTCCGCTTCAATTTAGCGAAGACTTAGAAGGCTTCCTTGAAGGTATGGGCAAAGACGAATTTTACTTTGCCTTAGATGCCTTGCATGAGCTAGCTAGGTATGAGCAGGCAGAGGATGGTGGTACGTTTAAGACTCGTGTTAAAGCAGAAATAGATGGCAACTCTAACGGTGCTACTATTCAAGCTATGCAAATGGGTGTAGATAATATTCTCCAAAAGGGTGGTGTTCTTTATGCAGAAGCAACTGAAATTGAATCTGATATTAGAGATGATGTATTTAGCTACCTTACTACAGAAGAAGAATTAGTTAAAGAACCTGAGTTAAGCTCTGTGTTTAACGAAATGTTAGGTATTCCAGGAAAAGTAAAAGAATTCTTAAAGATACCTATTATGACATCTATCTATGGTAAAGAACCTGCATTCCATAGAGACACTGCTAAAAAGTTTTTTGATGATAACTCTAATTTATTTAAAGATGTTTTTCTTGATCCAGATGAAAATAAAAATAGAGAATTAATTATTGAAAAGCTAAGAGAGCGTTTAGAATTTGCTTTAACAAATGGTCTTGGTGGTGCGCTTGAACATGCTATTATGGCTAAGCGTATTGGTCGGATATTTAATATTCATAACCAACACTTTGAAGCAGAAGGCGCTAATGGTTTTATGATTCAAGCAGGTGGGTTTGAGTATGTAACTGCAAGTGAAGTAAGCGTTCCACTAGGAAAAGGCGCTCAACAACCTACTACAAAAGATGGAGTTGACGTTGAAGGTCGAAAATCTCTTTTAGTTACTACTAAACGTAGAGAAGTTTCTGCATTGGCACAAGCTAGTCGTAAAAAAGTAGGTGCAGCAAAATATAGCGAACCTGATATGGGTAGTAAACTTCGTAATCAGTTAGCAGTTAATGCAACTCAAAATATTGATGCAACAATTGCTCAAAATACTGTTACTCGTGCTGTAAAGAAACAACCTGGTGCGTTGGTAATGCAAGTTTATGATGCATTTATGGGTGATGCTAACTCATTTATGGATCTTATGGATATTTCTAATCAAGAGTTTTATGAAGTTAATACTAATTATAATATGCTTGAAAAAGAAAGAGATGCATTACGCAAACTAAAGTCAAACGTTAAGGCAGAAGTAGCTAGGCGTAAAGCTTCAGGTGAAAAGTTTGATATTGGAACTGAAGGCGAATTTAAAGGCATGGGTAATTTTATTGCTCGTGCTATTGGCAGAGGCTCTGTTATTATGCGTGATATGCCTGAAGGAATGGCAAGATATAAAGCTTTAACTGATAATAAGAGCAGAAAATCTGGCAGAGGGATTGCAACCTTTGCACGAACACAAGGATGGGATGCTAAAAAAGAAGAAGTTTTAATTGATGCAGATACTTATTTAGAGATGTTTAATAATATTTTAAGTATGCTAAATGTTGAAGCAGACCTAGATAAAATGATTCGAGAAACTAATGCTCGAAGAAATAAAATCTTTGCTCAAATAAAGAAAGAAGCGATAAGACAATACAGCTAAAAAAAAACCCCACAGGGAATCCTATATGGAAACCTTGTGGGGTATTTTTATTTACATAGTTAAACCATTTTCTTTTGCGGCTTTTACTGCTTGCATTCTTCGTTTATCAGCCATCTTTTTAGCTTCAACTTCACTCATACCTTGCGCCATATAACCAGCTACATTTTCAGCATGAACTTTATCTAACATAACTCTATTAAAGTTACCATTTGCAACTTCAGCTTCACTCACATACTCAGAAAATTCACTGTCATTAAGATCATTTCCTTTTTGTGATAACCAATTTTTATTTTCCATAGTAGTCTCCTAACAAAAGAAGTAGTTTGAATCGTTTACTTCCTGAATATTTAAAGTACCGATTGTTGGTACTTCTCCGTTATAACCTTTACCGAATGGAATAACATCGTAAAAGTTTTCTTTATCATACATATCAACAAATTGTTCTCTAGTTGTTGACATTAAACTTTCTACATCAGAAGCATGAGTACTAAATGAATCATGCACTGCACCAAAGTCATCCTCCCAGTTAGCTACTACAAGAGCCATGTGAGAAGCATCCATGCTATGCACAAAGTTAGGGCTAATGCCACACATAAAGCCACGCCTATCAGGGATGTCTGTTTTCTCTCTGATAACATGTTTAAAGCGTATCTCACCTTCTGGTGTATTAAAGCCATAACAGTCTACTTTAACTGGTCGAGTACGATAACACTCATACACAACGGGGAAGCCTGATGGTGTTGTCCACTCGATACCTTGACCACGATCAGTGCCATAGGTAGCAGCCCAATTAATTATTTCTTGTTCGGCTAAACGCTGTAAGTAGCGCATAGTTTCCAGCGGTCCTGGACAAACCTCTTGGATGGATCGTATTACTTGGTTACTTAACTCGTCACAGTCCCATGTATTAATATTGTATTCCTCAGTATAGCCATACTGATAACAATCGCTGTACATAGACTCTGACATTTTCTTTTGACCACAGCTATAAGCGCGAGTCATAGCAGCACGTTTAGCAATGCCTTTACGAATATGCTTCATAGGTATTTGTCTTTCTTCAAACCAATCTGGCATACGTTCTGTAAGACGCTTAGCTATCTGCACATAGAAATCATTTTGAATAGCTGTAGGAACAAGCCCTACTAACCTACCTGTATGTTCGTCCTTAGACATAGCTCCTAGGTGTTGCCACCCATTATTAGCACCATCGATAGGGATAGGTAAGCGAGTATAAAAGTCACCATCAGTAGTAGCGTACTTATACCACTCGATACAGCAAGCAAGGAATGAAATAGGTTTCTCAGCTTCGTCTGCAAAGAATTTCATCTCACCTAACTCAACAATGACATCAATGTTTTGTTGAGTCCACATTGCTCTATCTTCAAGTGTCATCTTGTCTACTGAGATAGTGTCTAGGCCTTCATCTAAGAGTACTTGACGATAATCAGTAGTGACCCACTCAGGTATTTCATCAACAAGATATGACTGATTGAAACAACAAGCAGTATGTACGCCTAACCAAAAGCTAGCAGACTCATTAAAGAGTTTACCTTTGGCAAAGACTAGTTGTCCTCGTGCGATATCGGAACCTTGAAAGTTAAAGAAAGGTTCGGAATAGTACAGCCTACCACGATAGTCAGCGTCAAGATAAAAGCTAAAGTCTTTACCCAACCATTTGTTTGCGATAGCCATAACTTCTTTAACTTCTCTATTCTTAGAAGCTTGACGTTGATATAGCTTTTCATTTTCTTTTTCGTCCTCACCGTTGAATACTTCATTGTTAATAAAGTCTTCCCAATTATCTAAAATAGCTTGGTGTACATCTTTATTAACACACCAACGAGTAGCTTGCAGCTTATCAATAGCTTTTACAAAAGGCTCATTCTTGTATTTAATAAACTTGTATTCTTTAGATTTATCCCAAGTTTTAATTACACTGCGCCCATTATTTTGTATAAGCGAGGTAATAACAGGAATAGGTTCAGAACTAATGCATACACTGCGACCAGCTAATGCCTCCATCTCACCCCACTTTTTAGTGGCATGAATAGTTACTGGCTTACGGCTCTTCATGTGGCCTACACTAATAGTAAGATAGCCACACATTACAAAGGCTTCGACAATAAGATCACCAACTCTAACATGGTCTCTAAAGTTAACGTTATTACTGTCCCAACCTTCAACTATATATTTACCAACAGCCATACTTACTTGTGTAATAGCTGTTTCACCTTCAACTTTACTACGTTTAAAGCAACGTTGAATAGTTTTTCTAGCAAAGATAATCATATCTTCAATGAGAAAATCAAGCATATCAACACCATCGGTATCGATCATGCGCATTAGTTGTAGATTACGTCTAGGCTTAACGCCAAGATCATCACTCCTTATTCTCTCTAAGAGATAGTCCTTCAGATCTTCCATTGGTCCTCTTTCTGATATCTACACCCCAAGTTGGGGCTGGTGGATTGTTTAAGGTGTGAACATCACATGTTATAGGGTCGAAGTTTGGTTTAATTCCGACTAAAATTCCATAGTTTTTGACAGGAAATATTTCTTTTACCGTGTCTAAATCTTCTGGTTTACATTTGACCCATGCAATATGCTCTGGATCTGACTCTAATCTTTGGTAATAGATTTGCATAAGCGTATCATGCCTTTCTCATTAAGGATCTTATATCCATCCAAGTATCGCTCATCTGCTTTAGTAATGACAACTTCAGTGATGCCAGATTGCAAGATAAGTTTAGTACACTCCATACAAGGCGCGACCGTAGTGTAGAGTATGGCATGAGATCCGTTGCCTCCATCACGAGCCAGCTTGCAGATAGCATTAGCTTCAGCGTGAATAACATAAGGTAATGTAACCCCTGTTTCAGGGTGCTTACAGTCATTAGGAAACCCAGCTGGAGTGCCATTCCAACCCATTGAAATAATATTACCGTCCTTAACAATTACTGCTCCTACTTTAGTGTCACTGTCATAAGACATTTCACCTACTCGTTGTGCAATGTCCATATACATAGCGTCATAGCGTTCTTGTTTATTCATAAGCTCTCTCTAACTGTTGCTCTAAGTGTTGTACTTTTATTTCTAAGTTCCTCACTTCATCTTGAAGAGTGTCTTTAGCAGCCTGACGCATAAGCGCCTGACTACGATACTTGTTACGATCTTTAGTAACCTCTTCAATTAGCTGTCTAGCATGAGCTAGTTGTTGTTGTAATAAACCTATTTGTTCATACAAAGCTGTTTCACTCATGACAATACCTCGAAGTCTATTTCGTTTTCATTGTGGTAAGTAAGTCGTGTAGTATCGCTGTTGTATCTTGCTTGTCCAGCTGGACCTGTCTTACCAGTAAATCGACTTTTAAGGACGATAAAGTTAATTGTGTTTCTGACTTGATCATCATCGTTTGCCATGTCCCTAGCGAATCCAATGATGTCAAAAGATATTTGTTTAATACTGCCTGATCCTTTGATATCATCCATGCTAGGCAACTTACCTTGCTCAAAGGTAGTTCCACCACCTTGAACTTTTCTAAGGTGGCTAATAACGCCGAGCCAGATGTTATGCTTCTTAGTAAGCTTGAGAAGGTCAGACATAACCTTATCAATGGCTTCGTTACCAGTATAACCTTCAGCCCCCTCAGAGACTGCAATTGTAATGTGGTCAAGGATAAGATATTTGCATCCCATGAGAGCCATGTACTCAATCTTATCAATAAGAGATTCATCACCAACAGAACCTTGATGGTCAAGTAACACAAGTTTTTCTGAACCAAATACAGCACGACTTGCCTCCTCTTGTTCTTCAAGAGACACATCGTACTCTTGTAAGTTGCGTTCAAGTTTCATTTGAATAAACTTTTCTGCAGTATCACCTACACTTTCTTCTAGCGAGATCATGCCTACTTTATCGTCTGATTTATTTAATAAGTCTAAAACAATTTCTTTAATAACTGTAGACTTACCGCTACCTGTACCGCTAGTAAATAAAGTAATCTCACCGAAGCGCATACCTTTGGTCTTATCATTAATACCGCTAAGACAATTGGGGTAAGCAACAGACTCAGTAGAACGTCTAGCAAGGTATTGCTCCCACACAGGCTCATGACCTACTATAATACCAGCAGGGCTAAACGGTTGTGCATCCCATATAACACGCATTACTCCATGATGACCTGCAGCAGTGTAAAGCTCACATGGATCTTTGGCACTAGTACTAACTACTTTTACTTTATCAATACCAATAATATTAGCAGCATCTTTAATTGCTTTCTTTCCTGCTACGTCATTGTCAAAGAACAAGACGACTTCTTCAAAGGATCGAATCCATTCTCTTGCATGCAACAAACTTTTGAGGTTGCTTGCTGACGCAACAGAAATGACAGGATAGATTTTATTATAATGATCCAACGAGGCTTGTGCAACGGACATCGCATCGAATTCACCTTCCGTGATGACGAGGCGTTTGCCGCCTGCTCCAAAGCTTTGACAACCAAAAGGCCAGACATCTTTAAAGTCTCCTACAGTTTTAAATTGTTTAGGTAATGTCCTCACCTT